CCTGATTTAAAACAATATATGATAGACAAGAAAAAACGAAATGGTAAGCCTATTTCCGATAAGACTTAGTTTCGCCAGAACTCATTATCTTCATCCAATCTTTACCATGTTTCTTTCTCATGTTTACCCAGAATGGATCAACTTTAAACATACCACCCTTTTTATTGTATTCTTTTGTTACATTTGCTATTCGTCGGTGGCAGGTTCTACAAAATCTACCATTGACTTGTTCAATTTTAAATTTATACACACCACAGAAGAAACATAAACCGTAATGTTTCTCCGTAATCTTGGCTAATAAAGGTTCACGTCCACGCTTTCCAGCACATTCACCACATATATCGGCTATTGTAGCTGCCGCTACATCAACCTTCATACATCCTAAACATACAGCCTCCTTGTAATTATCAACTCTGGTGAATTCATCCTTTTGATGTTTATCCCAAAGTTTCTTTGTAAGGTCGTTTGCGTTTTTATTAGTTCCTAATTTAGTTGGCAATACCTACATCCTTTTTGATGTTCAATATATCTTTATGGCATTTTGTAAGTGCTGTTATGATTGAACTATGTTCAGTATTCTTTACTGCAAATGCAATGTCACCAAGTAGTGATTGTATAATACTGGATGTCTCGTCTACCTTTGGTAATATCTCTTTCTTGCCTATTGGAGAGTTTACTGGTGGTTTTTGTCTCTTAATTTTTTTCACGACCTTTGGTGCTATGGTATTCTTTTCTGTCTTTGTTAGACACTTTGTTGTGTTATCTTTCTTCTTCATCTTCCCACTACCTTGAGGAAATTTAGGGGTTGCATCCAAACCTAATGATTTGTTCTGAGAACCGGGTTTCTTTTGAGGACTGCCTTGCATAAGTCCACCTACTCTTGATGGTTGGTTAGGGGATGGTTCTCCTTCAAATCTTTGAGTGTCTTCTTTAGGAGCTGCTGTACCTCTACCTCGTATGCCAGGTTTTTTCATATTATCTCCTGCTTGTGCTTGTTCACCTAACATCATTTCTTCTAGAGAGATGACTGGATCTTTTGATACTTTGAATTCACCTGTATGGGTTCTAGTAATTTCAAATCCTAATGTTTGTAATGATTTCATATTTTCAATCTCTACACCTTGAATTTGCAAGTCTCTAAGTTTGTCTGTTTCTTCACCAGTCTTCAATCGAAGTTCCCAATCTGTAACACCGTTGAGTTTGGCAATTTTTTTGAAGAATGAATTAAGTAAAATTTCTTGTCCCCATTTAATGGCTCTGTTTGTAATTGTAACTTGAAGTCCTTCTTGTGACCAACCAGTTGGAAGTTCACCAAAGTAAAGAGGTAACACACCATAAATTGCACCGATGATCATTCGGAGTTCTCTTCTAATTTCTGTGAATTGTAATTCTTTTAATGAACCAGTAAAGTCTAACCATTGTGCCATGTTGCCACTACCCTTGTCACTCTCTACAAGTAGGGGGTGAATCATATAAGGATCTTCTTGTGCTTTCTGTTCAAGTACGTCCCATGACTTTCTAAAGGTTTCATAGTTACGTGAGGCTACAACTAACATACCACGAGGTGGTCTCATTTTATCAAAGTATTTTCTAATATATTCATCCATGTGAGATAAGGACATTACCTTACTCCATACTGCATAAATTGGAGAATAACCGTAAATTAATCCTGGTTTGTATTTACCAGCTCTGAATATAACTTCACCTTCACCATAAATAACTCGTTTAGGTTGTGGTATTCCTACTGAATACACAGAGTTTACCTCTACCATTGCCTTTAATGCCTTGGTTCCACATATAGTACAGTGGTCTTGTACCAATCTTTTGTTTCTGTGTTCGAATTTAGGACATACATAGACAGGGTTATGTTTATCATCATATCCAATTCTACCATCAGAGTCAGCAATCATGGCTACTTGGGGTGGATCTAACCTCAACAACTCTTTAACCTCTGTCTTTTCTGGTACAATCTCTTTAGTTACATCATCAATAAAATAATTCTTTAACACAAGTAGGTATGCATTATCAGCAATTTCCAGGTCTCGTTCTAATTGTCTTACTATGTCTTCAAAACTTTGTCCGTTACCATTAACTTCATCATGTAGTATATTTTCTAAAACCTTTCTGTGTTCTGGTACAGGTCTGAGTAAATCTTTTGACAAACAATAATCACATTGTAATCCGTCTTCTCTTGATCTTGGATCGTTTGTTGCAGTAAAATCGGTCTCTTTCTTGACCATTGCCTTACTTGTAGTTGTACTACCTACAGTAGATTCATTATCTTCGTTGGTAGAATTTGGTTGTTCGTCTGCTATATCTTTTGCAAGAGGCTTGTATTGGAATTCTTTTGCACAGTTATCACATTTGTATTTCCATGATTCGACTATCTCGAATCCGTTTTTGAACATCTCACGATTAATAGTCTCAATAGGAATTCTCAAAGCATCAATATTATCTGCCAACTCATAGATCATTATGAGTGGGAATGGGAAAATTGGGAGTTTGGCACCGGTATCGGTACTCATGTAAGGTTGTGCTATAGATGGACGTACTGTGGTCTCTGTGTATGACTTGTTAAGACTGGTTAAATTTTTCCTTATGTTGGAGAAAGAACTACGAATGCCCATAGTTTATTTGAATATTGGATGTTAATAAACTTTGTTAAGAATATGTCGAAATTTGTACTAATAATGACATGTGCCAATTGATTCTGAAGTACATTTGCATTTAGGTTTTGCCATACCTGCTGCGATTACTTCTTCTACTTCAAATTCTGCTACTTTTTCTTTAGCCATGATTATATCTAAAACTATTAATATATAAAGATTATATTAAACGTATGAAAGAGGATGAACTTATTAGTCATGGTGCTGCTTTTGTTATCAAGTCATTAAAGAGAGAAGATTTGAATGATGTTATCTATTATGATCCTAATAATTTAAAGTTATTCCTAGGAACCATTGCAGGCTTAATTCAAGGTATAGGTGAAGTTATATCTGAAGAAGACCATTTACTATACATTAAACTATTAGAAGCAGTAGAGAAACTAGCCCTCAGATAAGTTTATATAACTGGTTCTGAGTGGTAATGTATGGTAAGCACAGATCTAGTACCCAAATACTTTGACTTTTGTGATATTGTATATGAAAACTGGAAATTATCCAGTCAAACATATTACAGCACATATGTCAAACCATTCTTAAAATAAGGCTTTAGCCTCTTTTTTTTTATCCTAAAACTACATATATAACACATTTATAATAATGGTATTGATTTTCAAATGCAAACATTGTAACTGGGAATATGAGGGTGATACATCACATATCTATGTGGTACTTAAACATAACAAGAGGCATGAACCACATGAGTAGTATGATAGGACTTTGTAACAGATGTTATTCATCCGGTGTAGTAGCCAATGTGTATAAAGGAGAGTTTATATGTAATAAGTGTAAAGGGTTATCATGACAAAGAGACACCACAAATGTGACGACGAGTCATGCTCGGTTCACAAGGCACTTACCGACGACATTAAAAATAAAAGGAAGGAGGACGAAGATGCCAAGTGATATCATTAACAATGAAAAAATTAACATAGGGTTTGATTTAATTGACGATGCCATGGCAAAGGCGGTTAACAAACATCATCTCAACTTTTATGAGATATTGACAATACTAGCCATGATGGATGCGAAGGTGAAACAGAACAACATATCACAGTATTTGATAGAGACAGTCACCAGGTTCCAACAACAGAGCAACAAGGAGGACAAAGAGTTAAGATGATTGATTACGAAGTAATCAAAAAATGTGATTTCCCTATTTTAAAGATAAAAAATTTTATTGACAAAGACAATCTTGTAAAAATGAAAAATGAAATTAAGAAACTCGCACCAGAACTCAAATATACAGAAAAAATTGAACGTGAATATTCAAGAATATATATGGACATGTTCTCTGAAGAAATGCTAAAAATTTACATGTCCATTAATGAGACAGCATTTAAACTATTACATACAAGTTCAAACCATGAAACACAATTAACCGTATATGGAAATAAAGGTGAATACAAGTGGCATAATGACGATATTGTATACAGACTTGTGAACTGGATTTTGTTCATAGACATTGACAGCGACTTTACCGGGGGTGAAAATGAAATATCTAATGATAATATTAATGAGACTTTTGATGAAACATATCATGAAAAACAGACAGATATAGTGACAAAGCATGAGGATAATGTACTGATCATGATGCCATGTTGGGTGACTCATAGGGTTGCCCCGGTTTTCTGCAAGTCCAAAGACATATTAAAGGGCAGGATAAGTATAAATGGGCATATAGGATATAGATCATGACA